GGTCGCAATCGTCAATGTGAGATCGCGACCCGTGATGATTGTCGTTGCCACTTTTGTGCTCCTTAGTTTGTCTGTGTGTATTGGGTTGATACTGAAATATCGGCAGCAAGAAATGATCCTGCACCGATTTGAACCACTGTTGGTCGCTCGACAGCTCCCACAATGTACCCCGATGGCATTGCACCGAGAATGCTCACAACAAGCTGCTCCAAGTTATCCAATGAGCCAGCGTTGCTGTTGTAATTCACAATAGCTGTCACGACAAGATTGACCTGAAGCTTTGTGGTTGATTGGTTGATCAAATTTGGTTCGAGATATGGAGAATCAGGAATGAGCACAATTGCTGGGCTGATTACTGTCTCAGGTACTGAGCTATAGATCGAAGCCGCCAATGCAGAAAATGCATTCGCCAATGGTGTTCGGACAGCTGATCCGATTGTGCTGGCTGTCATTGACATACGCTTTCGATGTCAAGATAAGCTGAAAGCAATGAGCTGACACGAGCCGCGAGATTTTTGCCCATGCGGTAGGGTGTTGAAGCAAAATCGACACCTTCGATTTGTCCGCCAGCTGCAATGCGAGATTGAAATACTTCAACGCTTACCACCAACACAGCTGATTCGATTGCATCGTTGTCTGCATAAAGTGTTGCAGCTGAGTAACCTGAAAGCGTAGCTGTGCCAGCTGGGATTGATGTTCGCAATGTGACATCAGCATTTGTGATGGCAGCTGTGAATGAATATGGGGTGAGCTTGTCGTCCGCAACAGTTACAGTGGCAGAAAATGGAGCTGGGAGACCAGCTACAACAACAGACTGACCTGCAACAAAATGATGTGGTCGCTGTGTGTAATAGTAAGCGACATTTGATTCAAGTTTGTAATCCACAACAGCAACCTGATTTGCGATCAGCAATGGCAAGATCACGCTTTCAGCTGTGTTGATAATTTCATCAAGATACGCATCTGAATAAAGGGAAGTGCTCACACCGAGCACTGTTCGCAACTGTGCAGCTGTGACGATTGCTGGCATGAGCACTTCTCCTTTGATTCTGCTCGGCTGAGATCGGGAGAACCCAGCCGATGATTGATTGGTGGCTGATTAAGCCTTGTTATTCTTGAATGCGCCAGCTGCGATCTTTGTTGCCAAAGCTCCGTAACCGTAATATCCGATAGTGATCTGACCTGAAGCTACAACATCAGCGCGAAGGCGATATGTGTTTCCCTCATACCATGTGTATGCATCTGGATTGACGATCAAGATTGTGCCGTCAGCATCTGTTGCTGCAAGTGATGGATCAACATATAGATCAAGACCTGCAACATTGCCACGCAATGAATCTGGACGAGCTACGCCGCCAGCGTTCATTGGTTGCTGTGCTGTGTAAATTGGACGACCTGAATCATTCAGTGTCATTACATTTGACCACTGTCCTGTACCCATGATGATGTTCTTTGCGAAACCATTTGGGAGACCAGCTGTCGCGCCATAAACTGATGCAGCACCACGAGCAACAACACCAAGAAGCTCTGCGGCTGTTGGGTATGTTGTTGTGGTTGTGCCGTCAGCTGTTGCTGCTGAAACAAGTGCTGCTGAAACATAAGCATTCTCTGCCTTTGCCTTAGCTGCCGCCATATTTCGTACAAGCTCCTCAAAGAATGCAGGTGAGCTGCGGTCGAGAATTTGTGTGCTAAATGTTTGCTGACCTGAGAAGGTCTTAACATCCACAGAAATGAAGGCAGAATTTTGATCTGTCTCTGATGGTGTGCCATCTTCAGCTGTCACAGCAACTGTTGGTGCAACTGTGATCTTTGGAATTTCAAAAGTCATTCCAGCATCAGGCAATGCACCACGAGAAATTGCATCGATTGATGGACGGATCATTGTTGAAAGTCCATTGACAACCTCTGAAAGCTGGCGTGTTGGTACAAGACCAGCATTGTCGGTTGTGTTGTCAGCTGCGCGAACATACTGACGAGCATCTTCATCGCCCATTGCAGCGCGGATTGTGTTTTCCACATACTTTGCAGCTGTGAATTCAAGGCGTGGCTTTGTGAATGATCCACCCACGATTGGTGCAGCTGCCTTGATTGACTGAGTAGCTTCTACCGTCTCTACGGCTGAAGCGTCATTGACGGTGTTTTCCACTTCGTCTCCTTCTGTTGTTGGTTGGTTTTCTGCATCCACATCGGATTCAGAAACTTCAGGTGTTTCTTCTTCGCCTTCTGTTGCTGCGACTTCTTCGACACGAGCATTCTTGAAAGCTGGATTGTGTGTCAATGCAACGCCTGTCAAAGTACCTTTTGAAATCACAAGTGTTCCATCTTCAGCCCATGTATATTCTTCGGCTTCAACTTCGATCGAGAAGCCATCGCGAAGCCCATCTTGTGCCTCGACCAAGCTATCTGAACCAGCTGTGGTGTTGGCAATCTTAAAAATTCCATCCATCGTTGATTGATCATCTGAAAGTGAAATATCGATTGCGCGACCGATCGGGCGATCTGATTGGTGCTCCAAATTAAGCTTCACGAGCTGTGGTTCGACTGATCCTTTTTCGAACATCACTTTGCCTGTTGATGCATTTGCAGCGACGCCAAATTCAAGAATGCGACCTGAAATGGTTCGCGAATTTGTATCGGCTGCACTGACCTTGAATGGTGTTGTTACCTTCACGAGATCATCTCCTCTGCTTTTCTGATTTCATCGATTGTGATTGCTGCATTTCCTTCAGCATCCACGATGCTGTTGAGAATCTTGTAGACATTGGCTCTTTCAACCGCGCTGCCGCGTAGGTATGAATCCAAATCAAATTTTGCAATTTGTGATGAAGGCAAGAAGTCCGGCATTGACATTCTTTCTTCAATGGCTGTCATCAATGGTCGCAAAGAAAAATCCAGCAAGCTTTTTCTTGTGGTTTCGCTGTTGCTATATGTCATGCTCGATCCAGTTTCAGCATCAACAAAAAATGCTGGGATTCCGATTGCTCTTGCAAGCTCGGTCGCGATGTAACTTCTCGCTGAAGCGAGCTGCAATTTTTCGGGATCAAAGCCAACAGTTTCAAGTGAAACATCAGCATTCAGAAAAGCTGTGCTGCGATTACGGCGAGAAGCTCCCCATGCATCGAGCAAAGCTCTGATGCGGTCAGCTGGCAATGTTGTGCCATTTGATTTGAGAACCATTGACGGAATTGGCTCGCGAGCATAATTTGCAGCCGCCTTCTCTAATTCTGCGCCTGTTCGTATTGTTCGCCCTGCGCGATTGAGAAGTCCTTCATCGTTTCCATAAAACACCACAAGTGAACCAACACCGCTATTTGGTACATATGAACCATCCACCATGTACGAAACAATCTCTGTTCCCAATGCATTGGTGTTGATAGTCACGCGTGTTGGTGCAATGCGTTGCACACTTCGAATTCGCATCGTGTCTTTGTAAAGTTCAGTAATCTGCCAATAGGCATAACCATGAAACAGCAAATCTTCCGCTGTCCACACATAAGTGGCTGCACCATTGATGCGCGGATCAGGTGTGCGAAATACGCGTGGCACATCTTCAATTTCTTCGCCTGTTGATCGATCCCATACTTCAATGCCGATTGAAGCGATCGATGAGCATATGATTCCTCTGCCGCGAGCGACTGTTGGAATTGACATAGCTTCTTCGCGTGTAGCTATTTGACCAGCTGCTACCCAATATGAATTCAGCGAATCGGTTGTATTGACAGGCGCAAGTGAAGCTGCAACATCAGCAATTGCAGCTGGCGCGGCTGTTTTCACAGTAGGCACAAATAGATCACGAAATCCCATGCCTGAATTTTCTCAGGCGTTACACCTAGCCCACCAAAATATCAATTTCCGTCTCTTGGCGTGTCGCAAAGTGTGTGACCAAAGCTGTCGCCACAGCTGCACACACGGCAGCTTGTGAAGCTCTGCGACCAATGACCCAACCGCCATCGCCACGGCGTAATTGCACAGCTGAAAGCATTTGTGTTGTCAGCTCTGAGTTCGGTTTGTGATGAAGTCTGCCTGAATTGATAGCACCGAGCATTTCATCACAAGCTTGTGGATACGCCGAATCCATGTCAAAGATCGGGATTCCAGCTGGCTGCATTCGAGCTGCAACAGCACCTGAAGTGCGGCGGCTGAAAAGAAGATATTCCATCGCATACTTTCGGCAATAATGAGCCGCATCATTTGCGATCGCTTTGTCATCTAGCTGGAGATCATTTGTCCATGTGTGGAGAAGCTTTACATTGAAGCCTTCATCCAGCCCACGCTTCTGAGCCCCCACCAATGCAGCGTGTTTTCTGTCGGGTGAAATATCGATCGCCAGCCATGTGAGTTTTTCAGGATCAAGCTCCACAGTGTCATCGCTGCAAGCTTGCCATTTTGCAGAATCCACACAGCTGTTGATTGATGTGACCCATCTGCAAAGCACCTCGGTCATCACAACATCAGGCGGATCATTGAGCACAGCTTTGATGTTGTCCACATTGATCGTGTGACCCATTGCTGGATTGGCAGCTTTCCAATTCTCAGGATCAGTGATGTCATCGCTTGCCGCTGACCATTCAAAATAGCCAATGTCATCAGCTGCACCTGCCGCCGCTGCGACCCCTCTTTCACGGAGAGAATTCAGCACCACGGAATGAATATCGCCAGCATTCGTGAAGGCACTGACGGAAGGATTTTTCGCCGCCATCAGGGTGTACCTTAAACTGGCAAAAGATTCGATGTCTCGCATTTCGCGTAATTCATCCAAATGCACACTTTCAGGCTTGCTCAATCCGCGAGCCGCCGAACCGCCAGCCTTGATGACAAATCGACAGCCTTCCAAAGTCTCGATTTCTTCCGCGCCATGCTGCCAGCGGATGCGTTTCACACGCTTTGCAAGATCATCATTGGCTTCAATGATTGCCACGAGAGATCGAAATTGCTCCAGCGATGTCACCAATCTGTGAGCTGAAGCTACCTGAAGCGATTCATTCCAGTGGAAAAGCTTCATTGCAATCAGCGCGAGCATGTATGTGCTCTTTCCATTCTGCCTTGCAACAGTCGTGACTGTGATTGGATGCTGCCAGCGACCATCAGGCTTGTATTTCAAGCTATGTTCAGCAAGCCATTTCTGCCACGGCATGAAGCCATTTTCAAAGATTGTGTCAGCGAAATCGATCAATTCGAAGCCCCTAGACGGCAAATCATTCAGTGGAGTGTGGATTCTTGGTGTTGCTGAGCCAATAAGCGGTTCTAATTGCGGCTCAAAAACCTGTGTGAGCCGATCTGAGCCACTTTCAACCGCGACCCATTGTGCCATGACCTGTTCGCCCTTAGTCATGACTTACGCTGCCATTTTGGGGTATATATCCAACATGGAGAGTCGGGGGTGTCCTGTGCTTACCAAAAAAACCGCCTTTTGATTGATTTTCGCCTAATTCGGCTAATTTGCCGCCTTTGCTCAAATTGCACTGTCTGCAAGCCGTGATCAAATTCTCCATCGTGTCTCCGTTTTCTCCAACCAATCGCTTTGGGATGATGTGATCCACATGAAGGTTTTCTTGTGAGCCACAGTATTGACAGCATCCACCATCTCTCAGGATCACAGCTGCTCTCAGCTTACGCCAGCGGCTTGTGCTTCCATTCTTCCAACCATTGCTCATCAGTAGTAATTCCTTAGCTGATGGAATGCCCATGCCTTGCATGGTGTTTGATAACGCTTTGTTATATAGCGAATGGTCGCATCTATTTGACGATATGGATCGAGGTCTCGATAGTGCTCTGATCTCATCTGACCCAACCCATGATGTGACCCATTGCGAGCTGTGTATGACCAACGAGATTCCTTTGTGATGATGCGATTGAAACACTGGAATTCTTTATAGTCCAACAATCTTGAATGTGCATAAAGCTTCAAATGATCTATTGAATATGATGCAGCTTGTGTTGGTTGCATCGTTTGTGAAGTCAATGCCGCTATAAGGCACAAGTATGGCAATAGATTCAGCCTCGATCGCGAGCTATCCGCATCAGCGGCTCGCCTCACGAGCATGAATCGTACCGAGCCACCTCTGCATTTCATTGAATTGCGCCTGTTTTCGGCGTGTTTCCACAGCCTGTGGATAACTTTCTCTCCCTGTGGATAACTCATTGATGACCCCATCCAGTGCCTTTGAAGCTGATCCCACCCAATGACCATATTCGCTCCATCGGGATTGTGCAGCCACGGCACTGTGGTGCTGGGATTTCACCATCAGCATCGATCGATCTTGTCACTGTGTCAGTGTTGCCACACACACCACATTTGAATTCATAGGTTGGCATCATGCACACCAATCTGTGCAACACCCATCACTTCGCATTTGGTGCATTGAAGCACCTCAACGCCAGCTGGAAGGTTGTCAGTGATCTTCATGATGACCTGTTTTGTAACCTTCTTACACACGCGACATTCAAAGTTTAGCGTTTCCATAAATGCTCCTCGCTAGGTTTTCGATGGGTTGAAGATTGAGCTGAGAGACCCACCATGATTCGGATTTGTCATGCTTGTATCGTGGCTTTTTAGCCATCACCACTGGAATCCATCCAACGACAAAGAATGTTGGTGATTTGCCTGTAACCAACACAGCAATATCTTCATCTCGATCTGATGGCTTGATAATCAAATGACCTGATTCCCATTTGGTGTGCTTGATTTCGATTTTCGAACCAATATCAGCTTCTCGCTTGAAAGTGTTCACTGATGGCGACCAATCCTTGAAACCGAACAGCTTTGCAGCTGCCATCTCAGCACCAATGGCTTCAGAGTTTCTAGCTATGTCATCGAAGGTGTTGAGCTTTTCAAAGCTCTGATCAACCTTTTCAGGTGTTTCAAATGTTCGCCTAAATGCAACCGATGCACATTCAAGCTCATCATCTCGTGTCAGATTGATCTTGATCATCGGCATGACCCACAAAACCACATGAGCTTTTCGCCGCCTGTGCCTTTTTGCCAGCCAAAAGCATCTTTGCGCTTGATCATTTCGCACTTGTCACAACGATCAACGACATATTCTTCAACCACTTCACCATTGCACAACAGCTTGCAAGTCATGGTCTGTGGGTTTATGAGCTCAACATAGTCAGCCATCATCACACCTGTGGCTTCCATGTGCCATCGCTCGTCAGCACATACCAATTTGGCTGACATTGCGTTGCTTTGTTTTTCTCTGTGCAGCTGTAATTTGCCCAAGCTTTGCCTGTCTTTTGGCTTGTGCCTTCGCGCCACACCATATGCCCATGCTGGCACTGTGGAGCTTCTTTGACTAGCTCACCGCCTAGCTGTGAAGCGATTTCATTGACAGCTGTTCCCAATGTAGGCAGACCAGCTTCCTGTGCAGCTTCTTGTGAATCCCATGATGGCACATCACCAAATTTGGTTGTCCAATAGTCATATTCCTTTTTCACATCAGCTGTTGCAACCTTTGTGCTCATCGTCTCGACCTGTTGCATGGTCTCTTTTGTAGCCTTTTCAGTGCCGCCCATGACAAGTGCCATGACACGCATCAAAGCTGAAGTCGTAGTGTCCTCGATCATCCAGCGTTTCATGTTCGCGTTGTAGGCAGCTAGATAGCCGTATGCATAATCTATGCCAGCTGGCTCTGTTTCAGTCTGATTGCGCCAAGCTTTAGCTTGTACAAGCACATAGCCCTTTTCAGCACTGAATTCAACGATGTGAGCTTCAAGTCTGCCTTCAGGGTAAGTCGCGATCCATCGATCTGTTCGCTCTTTGTTGCCTTCGTAATTGTCTAGAAATCCCATTTACTTTGCCGCCTTTCGGATTGCCTTCGAAAGTGCAATGCCTTCACGGCGACCTTCTTTGAAGCCTTTTGCGTATCCGATAGCTGTTCCCATGATCATCAAGCTGATCACGCCAATCAATCGACCCAATGTGGCTGGGTCTAACAAGTCAAGCATCATTTCATTTCTCCCGATTCCGTGAGTCAGTGTGACCCACTAGCATCAGGGTGAAGCAAAATCAGGATTCAGGCAAATCTTGCTTCGGCGTGTCATCCACAGATTTGGGTTTGTCCTTTAAGCCATTGGAAGCCAGTACGCTGCCCAAAGCTCCAGTGAGAAAGATTGTCAGTGTTGAAAGAAGCTCGATGAAAGCCCTGTCATTGGGAGCTTGATTGCCTAGCGGCTGAGTGACAAAGATCAACGCATACAGCATCCCACCGACAGAAAACACAAAAGTGAAGCTCAATGCCACACCGATGAAAACAATCAGGCGAGCTTTGAGCTGTTCATTTGTGTATCTATGGCGTGACGATGGCTTCTTCATTTGGATCGCTTCCGTATATGTCCTCAGTGCAGATTCCCTGAGCCTTACATTGCGGCGGATTACACTCAGGCTTTTTCCAGTTTTCGTATTCTTGACATTCATATCTTGTCCAGCCTTGATAGGTACAAGCTGACAGCATTGAAAGTGACCCCACAATCAACGCTGCCAGCCGTAACCATTTCGAGATCATCTTCCCCGTGTGACCCCGAAAGCTGTGTCTTTTGGATTTAACCAACGCAAAATGACTGGAGCAACAGCTGCTCCACCTGCCATCAATAAAGTCTTTGGATCAGTTTCCCCTGCCATGTAAAGCGCAAGTGAAGCTGCCATAAAACTACGACCCCAGCTTGCCAGCAATGGTTTTAAGCTTTCCATTTTTCTTCTCCTTTGAAGGTTTTGGTGCTGATTCTTTGACTTCGATGACAGGATATTCGCCCTTGTAAGGCACGAATTTTGGTCGCCCAAAGCCCACAACAGGCTTTCCAGCACCGAATTCTCTTTCCTTGATCATGACCATGCCGCCATTGCGTTGATCGCCTGTGCCGCTTGTATTTCCTTCGATGGTGATCACTGACTTTGCTTTGATCCCCACAACAATTCCAATGTGAGAAATTTTGTCAATGCCGTCATGTGGAAAATCCATGAAAGCGCAATCGCCGAGCTGTGGTGTCTCATGCCAGCGTGAAACCTCTTTGAATTTATGAGCTCCCAAAGCTGTTGAAACTACTGAATGCAGCTTGACCCCAGCCTCATTTGCACACCAATTGACAAATGATCCACACCACGGCAATCCATCAGCTTTTGTGAATTTGCCGTATTTGGTCAGGTTGTCGCCTTCTTCAACAGTTCCCACTTCAGCCAAAGCAACATCGATGAAATGTGCAGCTGTACCTTTAGGAAATGACATTGTGTGCCTCATTCTCGCAATCCCATTGCGCTGTTGTTTGATTCAAAATTGCTTCATCATGGCATTTTGGCGGGATGAATGCATCAATTGCTTGATCATATGTGAAACCAATCCCAGCAAAGTTTTTGCGAATTGTTGAATTATATGAAGTCTGCTTCCATGTGCCACCAAATAGTTCAGTAGCAAATTCTTCAACATTTGGCTCGCAATCGTTAGAAATTACAACAACGCGAATGACTTCGTTATTCTCATTTAATTCAGCTGCATGTGCCATTAGAAAGTCACCGATCCACTTCCTGTGAATTTGTAAATATTGTATCCGCCTGTGGTTGTCACTGTTGGTGATCCTGTTGTCGATGTAGCCAATGCATAGCTGTCAGGATAACGAATGATCACGACACCTGAACCGCCAGCACCTGCGTTCACACCGAACCATGAACCGCCACCGCCACCGCCAGTGTTAGCTGTGCCAGCTGTTGGTGCAACAATGTTGTTTCCTTGTCCACCTGTGCCACCGCCACCTGCTCCACCTGTGCCTGATGGTGCTGGGGGATCTTGTGCAGCTCCGCCACCGCCACCTGCATATGTAACTGATGCGCCTGAGTAGCTGCTCGATGTTCCATCTCCACCATTGCCGCCAGTTGCAACGCCGCTTGGTGTTGTTCCAGCTGATCCAGTTGCTGATGCTCCGCCACCGCCACCGCCACCTGAACCTGCAACAGTTGCACCGCCAGCATTACCTTGACCTGATGTTCCTGCTCCGCCTGAGCCAGCTCCTAAGCCGCCACCGCCACCGCCTGAACCGCCGCTGTTTCCTGTGCCGCCGTTACCTGAACCACCACCGCCACCAGTTGATGTGATGGTTGAAAATACAGAATCATTTCCATTGTTGCCTTGTCCACCGCTAGGCGAACCGCCAGCACCAACAGTCACTGTGATTGATGATCCGCTAGAAACAGCAAAATTTGTTGCTGTACGCAATCCGCCAGCTCCGCCGCCACCACCTGCAAAGAATCCGCCTGATGCTCCACCTGCTACAACCAAATAATCAACAGCCGTTGGTGCAACTTTGATTCCCTGAGCTGTAATTCCAAGAATGGGATTTCGCATTACGCAATGCCACCGATCACTGTCCATGAATTCGCAGCAAGTTTGATTGCGCTTGCAATCTTATAACGAGCCAAAACAGGTGAGCCAATTGTTGCACCTGATGAAACAACAGTTGTTGTTCCCGGGGTCGTTGCCGTGATAGTTGTGACCCCTGCACCTTTCATGTAAATATTCAAAACTGTTCCAATATCAAAATTCACACTGGCATCCGTTGGAATATAAAAAGTATTTGATGAAGCATTGTCCATCGAAACAAGGGTATTTGTTCCATCGCCGAGGACAGCTGTGTATGAACTACCTGTCTGAGCATTGATTGCAAGCGACATGTCGTCTTGTGCAATCCATGTGAAATCCATGTCTGTGTTTGATGCTTTTGAAAGCACCTGACCTGTTGTGCCACCTTTTAGATCAGCCAATGATGTATCGACAGCTTGACCAAATACTTCAAAATCGGCTGGAAGGTCTGTGACCAAATCAGTCGATGTGGGCATTTGCCAGCCGAACGCGGAAGTTGGATTGCTCATATTTTCTCCTTATCAGGCAACAATTGTTGCAGATTGCCAGTCAAGCGTTGGCGACACGCTTGACCAAGTTTCGGTGATTGGTACATCGTTCCAGCGCATCGCCTGAAGGCTGAAAGCTAGTGGGGAAAGATTCATCGACATGCTGAGTCGGTTGTAGTTTGCCTGAAATGTCCAGCCTTCGACAAAGCCCTGAAATGTTCCGCTATTCATGTTCAGCGGCAGATTGCTCAACGCGATTGGCATACCCATGAAAACATTCAAAAGATTGTCGCGATCAGAATTGTCAAGCTCAGGGTTGGTCAAGTCATAAGTGATTGAGCTGAAAATTGGATATGGATCGGCTCTGAGTGAAAGATAGAAATTTGCCTGTGCTGTGGCATCTGTTGAATTGTGCAATGTAGTTGTGATGATTTGTGAAAGTTGCCCATATAAACCAATCGATGTGGCATCACTGGCACTGACATCAGCTGACGATGTTTCACCATATTGAATGGTCAAATTGTTTCGGACATCTCCAGCTCTAGTTTCGATTCGAAGTCCAGCGGCACGAGCTTGATTGACATCTAGATCAACATATCCATTTGTTCCAAGATAATTTGTTCGATGTGTGCTGTCTGCATAGCCAATCCGACCCTGTGCATCTTCGTAAATATAACCAAGACCTGATGTTGCTAAAGCTGAAACCAGTGAATAAACATCTGTTCGCGATGAATCGCGTTTTGCAAGCTCATAATTTCCGGGGCGATCGATTGTTCCCAATCCTGAATTTTCTGCATTTGCCCATGTAATTGTTGGATCATAAGTCGCCCATGTTGTAGCTGCTGGCACTTCCGCCCATGTATCAAAAAGCACAGCTGAAAGAATTGTATATATTTGATCACCATCAAAAGATTTTGAAAGCACACCATTGGTCAAAGCTTTTGGCAATCGCGCCAAAGCTCCCAAAGCGATGATGTTGTATGTCTGGGAAAACATAACTGATCCGACATCTCTGACTTCAAGCCCAATGTCCACCACATTGCCACCAAAAATCGGCACAAATGTGTTTGATGTGTTTTTGATTTCGATTGAAATCGAGCTGTTGATCTCCACTGGGATTGCAACCTGATTGACATCGATCAGCTGAAGATTGACATACCCTGCGGCTGCCTGTTCATAGATATTTGTCCGACCGCTTGTGATTGTCAGATTTGAAAGAATGGCTGATGTGTAATCAGTGCCATCAATCTTTACACGCCATATGGGTTGCCACTGGGTCACAATGCCACCAATGAACCAGCTCCACCACCGCCGCCGCGATAGCTTGAATTGTTCAAAGTCTCAACAATTGTTCTCGCTGTTCCCTCTTTATCGTAAGCACCAACCACAGTCAGATTGATTGTTGTGCCTTGACCCAATCGAGCTGCATTGGCTGCATCAGATAAACCTGAAGCCTGAGCTGATGATGTGTTCAATCCGATAATTGTTTCAGCGGCAGCTGCCGCCGCTTTTGAAGCTGTGGTCACGCCACCGCCAGCACCTGTGAATGAACCGCCTGTGGTCGTACCGCCGCCACCGCCGCCTGTGCCGCCGCCTGAGCTGGCTGGAGCTGCAAAACCTGATGCAAATGGAATTGCACCTGTTGATGGTGCTTCGTCAATTCCGTTGGATCGATTAGCCAAAGCATTTGCACCTGACAAGACAGCCGCTGCCAATGCCACAGCTCCCACACCTAGCAATGGATTCAATGCAAAAGCTGTGGCAACGCCAGCAACAATTGCTGAAGCTTTCAAAGCGTTATATGCAGCAATTAAAGTTTTGATCAAAGCAATTGTGGTTGTGACAGCTGCCGAAATCTTTGACACCACAAACACAGTTGCGATCACGCCAGCAACCGCGATCAGTTCATCCTTGAATTGGATAACAGTTTTGATGACAGCTTTGACTCTTTCGCCCCATGCGAAAGCTTTCTTTTCAGAATCCGTCAATGATGATGACAATCCACCTTGACCAGTTAGACCATTTACAAATTGCTGAACCACTGGCACAACATTTGTGAGAATGAATGTGGTGAGCTCTTGTACGACAGGCAGCAAGGCTGAACCAATTTGCTCTTGAATTTCATCTCCAGCGATCTTGATTCGAGCAAAAGCCGCTTCAGTGCTCAAAGCTTCATTTGCAGCAAAGCCGCCAAAGGTATCTGTCAGCGTATTAAATACGAGATCAAAATCCTTTGATTTAAGGATTGAAGCATCGATGCCTAGACCTAAGCGACCAAGTGCATTCAGATTGCCGTCATATGCCTTGCCAAGCGCATTTGCGACAGCTTCCAGCGGCTTGCCTGTGGCAGCCGAAACATCAAGTGCAAGATTGAGCAATCTTTGTGCATCTTCAACATCTTTTGTGGATCGAACCAATCGACCAAAAGCTGGGCGAAGCTCATCATCGGTGATGCCGATTGCCAGCGATGTTGTGCTGATGTAATCCTCAACGCCAGCGATCTGACGAGCTGTGGCTGATGTAGTGTTTTCGATAGTGAGTGCAAGATTGCGCTGTGCCTTTTCATCGGCAGCTGCATTCTCAATCGCCACCTTTGCATATGCGCCAATAGCTGCGCCAGCTGCGGCAAATGCCAAAGCTGCCTTTTTTCCGAAAGCTTCAAATTGTCCGCCAAGCGTGTCCGACTGTTTTCCAGCCGTGTTCATGTTGGTGCTGAAATTGGCAATGTCAGCCAGCAAAGCCAGCTTCAAGGTTCTACTTTGTGCCATCAGCGATCCCACTCTTTCAGAATTTTGTCAAAGCCATTTTCCCACTCACGAATCAAATATGGCTGCTCTGCTCGTAGTGTCGGATAAATAAACCAACCTTTTGAACCGCGACCTTCGCGACCTGACCACTTTGGGAATTGCTTATATTTGTTTGAGCCGAATTCATAACCGCCCCAAAGCATTTGAGTTGTGCCGCCGCCTGATAACCGCTGAGAAGCAAAGCCAAAGCTGATCTCACCGATCTTTGACGACTTTGAAACACGCGAACCTTGCGCGATCATTGGTGCAACCTGATTGAAAGATTGACCAGCTGCATCAATGATCTTGCGCTGAAGGTAAGTAGCTAAAGCTCCCGATTGAGTTTTGGCAGCTTGTACGGATTCATCATCCATTGCTTTGAAGGCACGAATGACAGCTCGAAGCTCGGTCTTATCATACGAGACCTGCTCAGCTGCCATTCCTGCTCTCCAATATCTCCAAAGCTGTCAATATATCTTCCGCGCTTTGCCATTCACTCATTGGAATTCCAGTGGCAATTGCCACCTCGATCAATAAGCGACTTACGCTTCCGCGCTTGTGGCTTTTGGGTCATCATCTCCGACTCTTACATCAGCGATGGTTTCCATCCATGCCTCATACGGCTTCACAGGCTTTCCAGCTGAACCACGCTTCATGGCGTGATAAGCCAAAAACATCAGATCATTGATGCCGATCTTGTCTTGTGCCTGTGAAATGGTGTTGCCAGTTTTCACTTCCCACTTTGCCCATTCAGGCGGCTGCGCGATGTAAATATCTGAATCACCATTGTTGTATTCGATTGTGATTGGTAGCTTCATTTTTTCTCCCGATCTCTAGTTTTTAGCTGAATGTTTCAGTTGGTGTTGCAAGCACTGTGAAGTTTAGCGTTACAGTCTGAGCATCAGGTGCTGAACCGCCCACAGTTGGATATTCAGGCAAAACATTGAATGCAAAAACCGCGCCTGAAACAGCTGTCAATGAAACAGCCAAAGCTGTGTTTGGTGCTGATTCTGCCGCTGTCCATAGTGCTTCGCATAGTGATGAAGTAGCTCCCCAGTCTGCAAGCATCTCGACAGCAAATGTCCATGTGTCATCGATGTGCTTAAAAACTTTGCCATCAAGTGTCTGATATGCCTCGATGGTTGGTGAGTTGCTTAGGGTCGCTGATGTTGCCTGAGCATCATAATTTGTGGTCGCAATCGTCAATGTGAGATCGCGACCCGTGATGATTGTCGTTGCCACTTTT